GGAGCACGCATGGTGACGCTGGCTGCAATTGAGTCTGCACCTGTCGCAGCCTCAGACACAGACGCCAGGAATGCAAGCCGTGCCGCTACCGCATCCAACCCCGTTGCCGTCTCAGAAACATTGGAGAAGTAAACAATGCGGGAAGAAACTGTATCCGTGCCAGTGGCTGACTCAGAAATCTGCGTGGAGTACGTGGGCAGCGCCGATACGGTGTCTGTGCCGGTTGCGGTCTCAGCAAGAGAAGCAAGAAAAGTTGCCGCCGCAGAAACTGTGTCTGTGCCCGCCGCAGACTCAGAAACCGCCGAAAGGACTGAGACGCGAGCAGATTGAGAGTCCGACCCAGTCGCTGTCTCAGAGACAGACGACGAGAACGTGATCCGTGCTGCCTGTGAATCTGAGCCTGTTGCCGTCTCTGCGACAGAGGTTGGAAATGTGACTCTGGCTGCTTGCGCGTCGGATGCCGTGGCTGACTCAATGACCGCAGCGGCAAACACGTTCCCCGCCAGCGCGGAAATCGCTGTTGTTGAGAACGCATGAAAACCGAACATCAGACGACCGTCCAGTTTGAACCAGAGGGCACCGTCACCGTCACACCACTTGCAATCGTGACCGGACCGCCGCTGATGGCATTGTGTCCATCATTGACCGTTGAGGACTGCGTTATGACGGCTTCGTTCTCGATGTACCCCATGCCGCCGATGACGGCTCTACCTGCGGGGTAGTCGCAAAACACATCCTTGGTGCCAGATGAGAAGTTGACCTTTGCCCCAGAGGCGCTGGAGGCAAGCACCGTGTCCCGAGACAGCGTTGTGCCCGAGGCTGTGTATGTGCCTATCCCCACCTCCCACTCAGAGGTGCCCTGGCCCGCGATGGTGTAGTACGTGGTGTTGGCGTTGCCGATGGCAGCAAAGGTCTGAAAACCCGTGACCGCCCCCGCCAGCGTCACCGATACGGTGCCGGTCGTTGTTGTGGTCTCACGGACTCGGTCCGCAAGGACGAAGGGCATGTCAAGCCCCCGTCAGTTGGTCTTCATCAAACCAGCGTTGTTGAGTCGCACCGTTTGCGTCCGTCCACTCAACGAGATACTGGATCACGCCGTTGTCGTCTATACGCAGTGCCAACACTGGACCTTGCGGCACGATGCTGGTGAGCTTTACAACATCGCCCTTCTTGAATGCGGTGGCCATGTGCTCTCCTTATGCGGCATCGAGGCTGAAAGTGTATGTGACGGTCAGCGTATCGCCGTTGACCACCGAGCGATCCCCAGGCGACTGGAAATCAGAGGCCGAGAACAAGATGCCAGTGGTGCCACCCTTGGTGTTGTTGCTGGTCAAGAACGCGCCACCAACGGTTGTGGTGCCGTTGATGCTGAAAGTGGCAGGAGAAGCTGAGTTGGTGATCACCGACGGGTCTGCCGTAGTGGCGGTGCCAAACGTCACAGCAGGACGAGTAGCTTGGCTGTAGGCTGTCACTTCAGTCCAACCAATGTGGGACGCCATCGTGTCACCGGGAGCGGGGTTGTTGGTAGCGCCAGAACCATACAGGCCAATGTACCAAACGGCTGTGTAACCAGAGCCAGCAAAGTACTTGGTGTTCATGTCTTGCAGGCCCTCATTGACCACAAGGTTGTGGTTTTCCTCGGCCCACTTCAAATTCCCATCCTTGTCAAAGCACTGAACGGTGAACACGCCACCTGCTTTAAGTTTTTCATTGAACATGGTTGCTCCTTAAACGAGGCGGATTAACGCAGATGTGCTGGTGTTGGCGGGCATCTGCACGGTAAAGGTTGTGGCTGATGTTTTGTCAGACCCAAAGTCCAACACGCACACAGCGCCGTTGGCCCCCGGCGTGTAGATCAAGGCACCACGGGCCGTGATTGCTCCCGTCCACGCTGGAGATGAGAAGTTGATGTACGTGATGCTGCCGCTTGCGGTGTCTTGGCTTGAGACTGTGGCCGTGACAATCTCTCCACCCGCAACGTAATTGCCGCCAGAGGCTTCGCCAGTCGAGGTGTACTCGGTGGTGGTCTGGTCCAGCGTGGCTGAGTTGGTGTACAGCGCCAGATAGAACGTGTCCGAGGCGAAGTTAATCGTGCCGTTGGCAAGCCCCGACCGCAGCGTGTTGCAAGAATAATTGCCAGTGAATGCCAATTACATCACCCCGTTATTCTGCGGCAGGGGCGGCGCACGGAACTGCCCACTGCGGTATGCGTCACTGCGCTCCAGGCCATCACCCAGACGTTTAGCCAGGGCCAGGGCTTCTTTGTACTTGCCGTCGTACAAGGCCATCATGTCGGCCTCACCCTTCATGTAGGTGTAAGCCTCAACCAGAGTGCCGTAGAGCAAAACGCTGTCAAAGTTGTCGCCCAGCCAAGAAGTGCCATCAGCGTTGAGCACAGACTGCACCGGGGCAGAGAAGCCCGATCCCGTACCACCAATAGACGCCGCAGCCGCAGACATGGTGTCGCCCACCACATACTTGCTGCCGTACTCAGAAATATTGACCGAGAACACAGAGCCACCGGCAATCACAACCGTGGCTTTTGCACCCTCACCCGTACCACCCGTCAGCGGCACATCGTAGTACGTACCATTGACGTATCCAGTTCCACCCGTGACGGTGCCAAGCGAATAAAGCTGGCCACGAATGATGGACACCGGGTAGTAGTAATAGTGCAACTCAACCGAGTACGCGCCGTCTGGTGTCGGCCCAAGGATGAAGCTCAACTCATTGGTGATCTGTGGGCTTGCCCCAGATGTCGTGGTCGGGCCAAACAGCGCGTAGTACTTGGGGATGGCAGTGTCGTTGGGGCTTGGGTACGCCTGACGGATGAAGTTCACATCTTTGTTCAACAAGTACTCGTACGACCCGGTGGCATCAATGACAGCCATTGAATAGGCCGCAAGAAAGTCGTTTGGGCACGACAGGTACTTGTTGTTGATCGAGGTGAGACCTGTCACGTTCTTCCGCAACGACGGAAACTGGACCGTGTTGTAGATGCGCTGCTCGGCCTGACGGATGAACGTGTTCATGTCCACGTTCGGGACATTGTTCTCCGTGTAGTTCGTTACAGCAGTGACAAGTTCGTCGTACGTCATATTAAGCCATCGGGCCTCGGGCCATCACACCTTTGGTTGCACACCCAGTGCCACGGATTTTGATGCCGCTGGTTTTTACGCCAGGGTAGTCATTGCTGTGGTTGTTTGCCACGGACTGATTCATATTCTTCAGATGTTCCTTGTTATTGGAGACACCTGCTGGCTGAATCGGTGCGGGTTTTGGCGATTTGTACGTTGCCATCTCAGGCTCCTTTGCGGCCAGGGCTGCGCTGGTTCATGACCTTGGCCATGTTACGCCCGTACTTGAGCATGTCGGCGTTGGTCTTGCCACCAGCCTTCATCTTGGTCAGGGGTTTGCCGGGGTGCATGGCTTTCTCGTGCTTGTGCACAGCCTTTGCAGCCGTCTTTTTGTCCTGCGCCAAATCTTTCTTGTCCATGATCGACTCCTTATGTCGTTGCAACCGTAATTGTGCCCAAATTTACTGTCAGCACCAAGTTGTTTGGTGTCAGAGCAGCATCAAAAAAGCTCGCTCCGCCAACCGGATTCCAGCCCCACTGAAAAATACGGCTGCCGCCTGTGGCCGTACCGTCCTCGTCCGGGTCCGTACCACTGATGTTTGAAATCTGCAGACCGCTGTTGCCCCCCAACCGATACGTGATGTCCGGCCTGGGGTTGCGCACAGCCTGCGGGTCTTCCACAGGATACATGCCCAACTGAAGCTGCGGATGGTCGGGGTCAAAACAGGCTCGGCAAACACGTACTTGGTACGGCTTTGTTTTAACTGTCTCCATGCGCAATTCATGCAGCTTAAATCTGAAATTGCACCTATCGCACTGCGCAATTGCATACTTGCCGGATGAAAAACGATTGCCCATGTCAGACCCGTGCCGGTTTTGCTTCGGTTTTCATTGACGCACGGATGTTCTTTAGCATATCTCGCATAGCCAATCGCGCCTGCATCACGGTGTCAGGTATTGGGTTGCGACCGCCGTACTTTTTACCCGCATCGTTTGTCATCGGGTAGGCCAGAGCTACCTGCACCTGATCCTTTTTAACAACAACGTACGGTTCAATGCTGCGTAAAAACTCCAACGCGTTCTCGTTTCGTACCGACCAGCGGTACTGTACAGCCCATCGTCGCCCCGAAGGTGTTTTATGCTCTGCCGACGTAATACCGCCACCAAAACGCTTCAAAAACAAGTCAAGGCACGGCAAGCTGGTCTGTGTCACGGTGGCATGCAGGCTTGTTCTGTACCCGTGCTTGCAACCCTTTTCTTTGGACATCTCAATGAGTACGCAACCTTCCCCGTCAAAAAACCCAGCGGCCCACGCTAAAAAAAGTTCGTCTTGCATCAGAACGCCCCAGCGATGTACTGCCTGCGCGGCACAAACCGCACAGCCGCCTTCTCATGGTCTTCCTGCGCAGCCAACTCCCAAGCCTCGTCATACTGCTGCTTGAGCACACCCAGACGATCCATCGCACCAGGAACCTTGAGCGCCATATAGTACGACAACCCCGCCGTCATGCAGGGGATGAACCGGAACGGCACATCCATCACGTTAACGCCGCCACCGGCATCCTGCACCCGGCGCATGCGCCAGTACACAAACTGGTACGTGGGGTTGCCCACAGTGCCTTGATCCGGCGTTGGCCAGACCGTAACGCGGGGGATATTGTTGACGTACACGGAAGTGCCGACAGAAGGGGTGGTTTGGCTGGTGCCGTTTTGAGCCCGAAACACGCCGCCAAGCTGCGTGCTGCTGTTGATCCAGCCGTAGTAGATCGTCTCGGTGCCGATGTTCAGGTAGCCCAGCGTGGGTAAGTTGGCTGTGGAGGACAGCGTCAGGGTCTGGGCCCCCGCGTCCGCGCTCTGGTATGTGTATCCTGTGGGAGACACTTGGCCATCCAACCGCTGCACCCAGACCTGAATCGGACGAGCTTGCGTCAACTTGTTGGGGATCGTGGCATAGGTAGAAACACTAATACGCGTGATCGTCAGGTCGGCCTGATTGGACTGCTGGTTGGGCTGCGTGCGGATCACATGATCGAGCAGGTCCACGGTATCGTTGGGCAGCGTGTAGGTGTTGAGCCCTTGAACAAGTGGGATGGTGCCCTGCTCAAACGTCCACATATTGATGCCACGGTTGGCCCAATCTGCGAACATCAGGTTCAGGGAACGCCGGGCCGTCTTGAGATCGTAGCCCGTACGCAACTCCGAGCCCACGCGCTCAAACGCCTCCTCGACGATCTCTGTCAGATCGAGGTTGAAACCTGCTGCGCCCGATGTGGTGGCCATTACCTATACCTCGCCGTCTTCGCCGCCACCTTGGGCGGCTGCTTCACAAACTGCTTCCCCGCCTTCTTGCCTGCCCGCTTGGCACGAGTCGTGGCGGCATACTCAGCGGGGCTGAGCGCCTTGATGGCATTCTCAGGCAGATATCGCTCCCCCGTCTTGGAAGACGGTTTGCCAGACTTGGTACGCCACTTCTGGGCTCCCCAGTCCTTGAGCGACTGCTGCGGGTCTTTCACTTGTACCCACCCCCACGGGCCTTGTACTGCTTGGCCAAAAGCTGTGCCTTGCGGGCGCTCCATTGACCTGCGCCTGTGCCTTGCACCGCCCGGGACTTGATCGACTCAAATAGCGACTTGCGCATACCCGGCTTGGTGTAGACGCCAGCCTGATTGACTTTGGATTTGGTCTTACCGCCAGCCGCGTACATGTCCACGGTGTTTGGGT